CTTTTTTTTATCTCTTCTTTCTTTATCAAGTAAATACCATTTTTGAGCTGTGTATCCCACACTTAAAGATAAAAGAAGTATTTTTAAAGCCATATCAATGTGTGAAAAAGATACAACCAATGACGTTGCGTTTAAAGCGTATAATTTTATGTCTGACATGTTGAATTCCATATTACCATATTGCTACACAAGTATTCCTTGCAGCAGCTGTTGTTGAAGTTGAATATAATTGAACTATCTGAATTGGTAAATAATTACCAACTGGGAAATTTTCAAACGTTATAGAATTACCTGATATTGTTTTTACACGAATATTTACATATCTCGGATCAGCTGTTCCTGCTCCTGGAGTTATATCTTGTAATATACTTGCGTTTGATCCAACATATAACAAACACCCTTCAGCTGAATTAATTCTTGATGAACCATTAGGTCCACCTAAAAATATTTCATAGCCTTCAGGAGATGTGAATATATCTGCACTTACCGATAATATTGTTTCGGTATCTATTGCTGTTACTGTTGCTGATGTATTGTCTGTAGTATTGTAAACTATATCATTTACATTTACATTAGAAAAGTCAGCTCCAACATCCACAAGTTTATTTGCCGTAGCGGCTGTTGTTGTTCCAGATAAAACTGGAAGGTCTGGTGCTGGAATTGGAATTGTGTCACTGGCAATGATCTCTCTTGCCAAGCCTGTGTTTACTGTAATTTTTGGGTATGCCATTTGTTTTTTTTTTGAGGGTTAAAAATCTCGTTTACTTACCATAAGGAAACATTCTATTTAATGAATCTTTACGTTTGTTGCACCCACAATCACCTTTTGAAATTGTGTCTACAACTCTTTTTATTCCAGTAGCTTTTGTAAATTTTTCTACTGTATCTCCAAATCCTTTGGATCTATTGTTTTGTGTTCTAATTGTAAAATTTGGTTTTTTCATTTTTTACATTTACATACTTGATTAGGACAACTATCCACTTTTATAATTAACTTTACAACAAGAGAGTTATAGAAACAAGCAAACTCGCACCATACTCCTTGAACCCATAAACCTAATTTTACTAATAATTTTCCCATTCTATTTTCTTAAAGGATTATACTTAGGATAAACTTTAACGTGTTGAACATGTGTGTTTACACTAATTTCAACTACTTTATGTTTATCGACTGGCTTCTTTTTTTTAGAAACAACTTTTTTTTTAATTGTTTTTTTTACCATTTGATTGAATTTAAATTTTATTTTTTAGCCTTACCTTTTACTTTTTTAAGTTTAGGATTTTTTCTTTTAGCTTTAGCGCTTGCATTTCTTGATGCAGAAGCTAATATAGCTCCAGCAGCTTTTTTAGAGTAACCTCCTTTTTTAGCAATTTTAGCTGCAACCTTTTTAAAACTCATTTTAAAACTTGTGTTTTACAACTTTAGCAACATGTCTATAAGACATTGATTTGTCAGCTCCGTAAGCGTGACCATACATCTTTTTAGACATAGCCTTACTTTCGTTTCTACGAGATTTCATAGACTGAGACTTCTTTCCATTTCTTGATCCTAAAGACTCATCGAGTCTTGCATTATAACCTTGTTTCATAATTTTTATTTTTTAAAATATATACAAATATACAAATTTTTGTAAATTAGTTTTTAGTTGATTGCATTCCTATCTAAGTTTCTTTTTCTGGAATCTTTAATTTTCTTTAATTTTGCTTTTTGTAATTTTTCCTCTTTAGTTTTATTAAAGATTTTTTGTAAAAAATTTCGTTTTTTTGTTTTCTTTTTCTTTAGGTCAGGGTTTGGTTTCTCTTTTGTTTTTCTACCAGTTAAGCTATCCATTTCTGCCTTCCTCTTATCTACGATTTTATCAAATCGTTTTTGCAACTTAGCACATTCTTCTGGTGTCTTGCCAGTTTTACGCTCTCCATTAAAATTGTAACTACATTCCTTTGCCATAATTTATTTTCCGTTTGGTTTTTTACCTAAAATCGTTTTATCTCCAATTTTTTTTCGGTTTTTTTGTTCTTGTTTGGCTAAACGATTAATTCTACTAATATATTTTTTTTGCTTTAAAGTTAGCTTAACATCTTTAACTTTATTAGTTCTAATCTTGTTATAGTTTTCTTTGCCTAATTCTTTTTTTAGGACATTAACCATATCCATTCTACTTGTAGAATCTCTAACGATTTTTTTTCTTGTTTTAAGTGAATCTCTCACTCTTTTTGTAATTGGATCTGGCATAATTATATAGATTTTTTTATTACTTTAATAACCGCTTTCAGTCATTTTTTTTGTTGGGTTGTTTTTTAAAGCTCCACCCATTGTTTTTGCAAATGTGTGTGCTTGAGCTTTACCCATAGCGTTGTATGGAAATTGTTTTTTTTTCATTTTTCCTGTGTCTCCACACTTATAACTTACTGTTGGCATAGCTATTTATTTAAAATTGAATTTTTCCTGCTTTTCGTAATTGAGAAACAGACATTGGTTTTCCACCACCTGCTATTACTTTTTTATTAGCAGCATTAACCATTCTTTCTAACTTAGATGCATTTGGGCGTTGTGGAGTCATTACTCTTTTCTTTTTCTTTGGCGCTTTTAGTTTGGCAAGTCTCGCTTTTTTCATCGCAGCTTTTCTTGCTTTTTCTCTTGATATCATTCTCAATCTTGCTCCATCTCCGGGACGTTTTTCCTTTGGCTGTTTCTGTGGCCCTCTACGCACGATTTTTCTCTTTTTAGGAGCAATGCCTGTTCTATTTTGTGGGCCATATCCTTCTTGTTCTTTTTTTGTTTTTTTGGCAGCTTTCTGAGTATTTGCTCTTGTCCCTTTAATCGCTGTGTTTTTGGTAACTCCTCCGCCTCTGCCTGGCATGTTTGAAGGTTTTTTTTGTACTTTCTTTTTCTTTTTTACTGGATCTGGCATAATTATATATTTTTATTTGGTTTATCTTCTTTTTCTTTTTCGACTTTTACATCCTATTTTTGCTCCACCAGCTCCGTATACAGATTTTCTTCTACTACCACAGCTATTCCTTGCTTCTCTTTTAAGCTCATATGCTTCTCTTTCACTTCTTCTCGCTGCTTGAGGCCAACCTTTATCTTTTCTTTTTTTAGCTTGCTCACTTTTTCTTGCTGCTTTTCTTAAAAGCCTACTTCTTTTATCTGCCATGATTATTTCTTTTTCTTTTTTAATATTTTTTTATAGTTAATTACGCTTTTGGCATTCTTAACGTTCTTAGCTGTAGAGGAAATTGTTTTAGGAATTTCTTTGTAGTTAAGGTTTTTTACGTTTTTTGCAAGCTTAATAACCCCTTGTATTACTTTACCAGTTTTAGAGTTAGCTACTTTTTTGCCTACCTCTATACCTTTATCAACACCTCTTCTTACTTTAGTCTTTCCTGTAGAATTTAAACCTGTTATATTTTTTTTAATTCTGGCTGTTTTTTTAGGACTACATTTTTTAGTTTTAACACATTTAGCTAATCTCTTTTTTTGAGCAGCTAAAGATCTTTTCGCTAACATAGTCATTTTTGGCTTTGCCTTAGCAGAAGCTTTTGCTTCACCTTTTGCCATCGCCTTTTTTTTCTTAGAACCTCCAGGCCCACCTCCCATTGCCATATTGTTGATGTTTTAAATAATTATTTTATCTTTACAAATATAAAGAATTTAATCTAATGAAATTTAAAGGAGTATACCCAAGGAAAAATACTACTCGTAAATTACCTGACCACGATTTTCTTAAATACTGGAGGGTTATAAGATACTGGGTAAAGGCTAAATATGGATTAGGAACTCCTGATTTAGAAATGTTACTATTTCTATATAGCGAACAGATATTTAATAAGAGTCAATTTAAAGAATACGAAGAAATTATGTCCTGGGATATAAATCGTTTTAGCAAACTGCTAAAAGAAGAGTGGATTCATGTCTGGAGGAAAAGACAAGGGAAACAAACAACACTGTACGAATTAACTTATAAGTCCAAAAGAATAATCAATACTATTTATAAAAAACTAAATGGTGAAGAAATTGCAGAATCCGCGTATGCTAATCCTCTATTTAGAAATGATGTATCATACATGGATAAAGTTTATCGAAATATGATTAAAGAAATGAATAAAGAAATTAGAGAACAATAACTACATCTCGTTCCTGGATAATAGTATAAGGCTCATCCTTAATCAACATAGTAAACCCTGAGTTCTTATCGTAGTATATTAAATCTAAAGCTTTTACCACATTAACATCTGTCCCTGGCTTAACTACAGAACCTTTTCGATATCTAAATTCATCAACGTCTGTTGCTGACAACAATAATCCAGAAGAAGTTTTAACCTCTTCCTCAATAGTTTTTATAATAATATATTTTCCAACTGGCTTCATAGTTTATTCTTTTACTCTTGCGTGAGTTATTATTGCATTGGTCGTTAGGATTGTTGTTGCTACACTAACTGCATTTTCAAATGCTGTCTTAGTTACTTTCAAAGGATCTATAACACCCATTTTAAAAAAATCTCCTTTTTCTTCAGTTTTTACATTGTACTCATCCCTCAAATTCATCGCCCAACTATCAAAATGTATTTTTTGACTATAATAATCATCTATGTGTAATCCAGCATTTTGTAATATTTGTATTACTGGCGCACTTAAAGATTCCATTAGAATATCTATAGCTGTACTTTCATCGTCATTAACTGTCTTCTTAGAAATCCAACCAATTTCTTCTCTTGCATAAAATAAAGCAAGACCTCCACCTTTTACAATACCCTCTTGCAAGGCACTACGAACAGCACACACAGCATCTTCTACCCTGTCATACTTTTCTTTTTGCTCTATATCAGAATTACCTCCAACATAAATAGCTCCAATAGATCCAGACAAACTTGCAATACGCTCGTTTATAAATTCTCTGTCAGAAACTATCTCAGTATTTTCTTGTTGTTCTTTTAAATCTGAGATTCGATTTTCTATCTCTTCAGTCATTTGATTATTTTTTATAATAACCGTTTGACTTTTTCCTGATATAATTTTATCTGCATGTCCAAGATCTTCCATGCTTAATAAACTTAAATCATCTCCAGTCTTTTCTGAAAAGTATTTAGCCCCTACCGACAACGCAATGTCCTGCATAAGTTCATGCTGCTTATAACCAAATTGAGGTGGCATAATATTACATAACTTAAGTCCGTTTCGCACTACGTTGGCCGCCAGAGTATTCACAACATTGACTGAGCATGGACCAATGATGAGAAGTTTCTTGTTTTGCTGTATGATTGGTTTTAATACATTTTCTATTTGAAGGATGTTACTTATCTCCTGGTCACAAACTAAAACTAAAGTATCTTCTAAAACACTCTCATCGTTCTTTTGGTTTGTAATAAATAAATTAGAAGTATAACCCCTGTCAACTTTTATTCCGTTAGTTACTGTTGCGTACGTCTCATGGTTTTGAGAACGCTCTACAGTTACAATACCGTTCTTTCCAACCTTGCCATAAGCATCAGCAATTATTTTTCCTAAATTCTTATCGTTGTTTGCTGAAATAGTAGCAACATCTAATAACCTTGATTTAGTAATCCTACGTGAATTCTTTTTTAAATGTTTAACAACACTTTTACTGAATTTATTTATACCCTTTACAACTTCCGCAATATTATTTTTTTCTGTTAAGTTTTTTTCTCCAGCTTTTATAATCGCTTCGGTTAATACAATTGCAGTTGTCGTTCCATCTCCAGCTGAGTTAGCTGTCCTACGAGCTGCATCCTTTAACATCTGAACCGCAAGGTTCTCTACAGCATCATCCAAAAAAATAGAGTTAGCTACAGTCACGCCATCCTTAGTAATAGTCATCCCACCAATATGTTCAGGTGATTCTATTAATACTGTTTTACCGCGTGGGCCTAACGTACTCTTTACTGCTTTAGAAATCTTTGTAATCCCTTGTATTAATTTATCACGACCAGGCTGATCGAACTCAAGGTTCTTTGGAATATAATTGCTCATTGTATTAGATTTAATTTAAAACAAATGTAATGAATTTTATTTAAAAATAAAAACACTAACTAAAATGTTAGAATGTTGAATGTTGATTTAAAATCGATTATTATATATATATATAAATACTACACTCTCTCTTTTTTTATATTATTATTATAGCTTTATTATTAACATTATTAACATTAATAATAAATAATAGTATTAATATATTGATATTCAGTAACTTAAGTTGTGTTGATTTTTTTTTGAAACAAACACTGTTATGTTAGTTTTATAACATTAAAGAAAAAAAAAGAGAATTATATAAATCCTCCTCTTTTAAATTTTTAAAAATAACGACTATACTAAAATCTTAGCTGTCGAAAATTCTTTTTGTTCTCAGCTAATTCCATTCCTTCAGCTATTTGGTTTACCTTTTTGGAGTTCCTCATAGCTTTTTTTATAGCACCAGCTTTAGCGATCCCTGACTCAGAGTCTGGACGCTCATTAATTAATCTACCATCCTTTACATACAATCCGTTTATGAAATCTTTACTATTATGCATAATATATTTTTTAAAAGTTAAAGTACAAATATACTAAAAATTTTTTTCGTGTTTAGACATGAAGAGGTTTAGGGCTATAGTAGCTTTTAAATTTTGTTTTTGATTTTAGAAAGTTGTTTTTTATTGACTTGATTTATATTTTTTCAAAGTTTTTGGTTGGATTGTTTCAGGATTCCTTAGCACCAGTGTTAGTACCACTACTATTATCTGTGTGTAGCTGTAGTCTCTCCCTGTTGGAGCTGTTGCTCTACCTATCCCTGCTTCCCTTACCTCTACCCCCCCCTGCTTCCCCCTTCCACCCCCACAATAAAGGAGAAGGACAGAGCCTTCCCTTAACCCCAGTACGAGTCTCTATAATAGCAAACGAAACACAGTCAACACCTTTGTAGTAATCTATTGGTAGTAAGAGAATAAAGGAATGCTATAGGTGTGTATATAGTATGTGAAGAGAACAGCTCTCTAATGAGTAATAGTTAGTGACATTTTAGTGACAAGTTATAGTAGTATTAAGATATAAAAGCGTATATTTGTAGGGATGGGGAAATTAAATCACATAGAAAAATCACTTAACACGCTGAGAGTCAGCACGTTAACCCCTAATAATAATTTAAATTCAACTACAATGAGAAGAACAAGAGCTTTAAAAAACACTGCTGCAAGAGGTGGTAAGATGTTAAAAATGGATGACAATGTGTATGCAATGAGAAGAAAAGTGATGGACGAACTTTACAATATAAAGCGAAGAGGTTATCGTATACCACGTATTGAGGTTAGGATAGTAAGTGAAAATACAGATGCGTGTGCCTATGCATATCTTGGTCAAAACATTATACACTTCAATAAGAAATATATTAATGTAAAGCGATTTACTCAAGTAGTATTGCACGAGATAGTACACGCTACATTTGGGATAGGCGAGGTTGTAGGATGTAGATTAATGCATTGCACTGAGTTTTGGAAGAACGACTGTAGTGAGTCTGAAGCGTGGGAACTATTTGATAGGTATTATGGCAAACATCATTTAGACCTAATCAAGAATAGTTAACTGATGAGTCCATATAGGACGAAACGCTGTGAAGCGTCTTAACTTTTAAATTCAACTACAATGAGTAAATCAAAAACAGTAATCAAGTATGTACGCATCGACTGTGCGTTAATCAAGACAGCACAGAAGCTGTATGAATTAGACCAAGTAAAGAAAAATGTAGTAGCACTAAGCTACTTTGTAACTAACCTTAATACCATTTAATTATGAGCAATTTAAACAAAGAACCAAGAACATTAGATTCTAATGGCATGCCATTAGATGCAGGAACTGACCAAATTACTAACTTCATGTACTTTGCGTATAACTTCCCAATGGGATGGATACAAGAAGCTTTTGGAGAAGGTACGTCATTAGCTAACCATATAGATGCCAAATGGCAGAACCTCAACAAGAGAAATGGTCATGGTGGAACTGCGAATGTATTTAACCTATTCATGGAGCTGTCAGAGGGTAATAGAGAGACTTTATGTACATGGGTGGCAGAGAACTATAGTCACAAGCTTTAGCACACGCTGTCACACCAACTGGAATGGTTGTAAGCAAGGTTCGATTCCTTCTCCAGTATCAATGCAATAATGCAGATATTTAAAACTACAATTTATGAAAGACAATGAATTAATAGCCGAATTTATGGGTGTTGGTAAGCACTACGAGGCACAGAGCAGTAATCAATTTAACCAATACCACCAATCTTGGGATTGGCTAATGCCAGTGGTTAAGAAGATATCAGACGTAAAAGGATGGAGTCTTAATTCCACTTTAGAATGGTTAAGCGAAAGCCAAGATTGGGATGGATTGTATGATATGAAAGACATCTTTCAAGCAGTATTAGAATTTATTAATCAAAATAACAAAGCTAAATTATGAAGAAAATTTTAAAGATTGTGATGTGTATACTGATAGCTACACCCACGTTAACGAGCTGTGCATCTTCCAGAGGATGCAAGAAAATGAGGAAGTATCGAAAGTATACTCATCAGACAATTAAAATCAATACTAATCAAATAACTTATTTATCATGAGCAACATAAACGCAGGGAAAAACGAATTTAGATTATCACAGATTTCACAAGCAAAAGACTTGCTTGAAAAGGAGGGTTACTTTACTGGAAACCTATGGCACGTATTTGATGTACAGCAGACGTACGATATAGACCATGATGATGCGTTAACTGTCTTAGAGGGTGCAATGACTGGAGACTGGATAACCGAACAGATATACGAATGCATTGACCATGTTGCAAAAGCAGAAGGTCATAAACAAAGAGAAGATATATGAGCATTTGGAATGAAGAAGCGTTCACTTATAAAGTGGATGACATAGAGCTTGATGTACACTATGAGTATGCACACGCTGAACCTCAGACTTGGGACTATTGTGGTAGTCCTGCTGAGATAAGTATTACATCTATAACGCACTGTGGAGTATTTATTTGGGACATACTTTCACAAGATACAATTGACCATATTCAAGAAGCTATAATAGAGAGCAAAGAGTAGAATCATCTGATCCCTAAACACGTCAACCTCACTTCCATTTCGGAGTGGGGTTTTGGTGGTACAAGGCAATAATGCCACAATTAAAATCAATTATAATGGGTTACAAAGAAACACAAAAAGACAGAGACTTCGACAGAATCACTGATTTAATGGGAGACTACTTAGAGTCTCAGAAAGTAGTAAAGTCACAGCGTAAGGACTTAAAAGAGATTAGAGAGACTGTGAAAGGAATGCTTGATTGGAGCGACAGAATCGGTAGTGATGAAATCCACGAGCTGTATGAAATCATACACTTTATCAATAGAAGCTTAATTGAAAACAAGTAAGCTATGAAGGATAAAAAAGTAAGACAGTTTAGTAAAGTAGAAACAGTAATGCTGATAGCAATACCAAGTTATTTTATCGGCAGAGTATTAATTAGTATAATGTTTAACATATAACTTAAATCAAATAAAATGGCAAACAATTGTTGGAATTACGTAACGTTTAATGGAAACGCTAAAGCATTAAAAAAACTAAGAAACAAGTTCAAGAAGTATGACAAAACCGATTACTTTGTAGAGTTTGGAGACTTTGTACTGGACAAGGGTAAGATTGGAGCTACCAAAGAGGAGCTTAATGAAAAGTATAAAGATTTTTACTACTACGGAACACGTTGGTGGGAATTTGACTTGGATGGTTATTCATGCGATGATGAAGAGACTTTTACTGTTGCAGGAGACAGTGCATGGACTCCACCAGTAAAGTTGGTTAAACAAATATGTCAGCACTACAGCTTGACAGCTGAGATGGAATATGAAGAGTGTGGAGATGATTTTGCAGGTATAGTTAAGTTTGATAAACATGGAATAACCGACCACAAAGAAATGACTTATCATGAGTACAGATACCATGATGATATTCATTCTTGGATGGATAATCTGTTCTACAATTTCGAGGATGAAACCGACAGAGAGGAGTTAGAACACGCTATGAAAGAGCATGATTATGCAGACAAAACACACGTGGAAGAGTTTATAAATATGGTGTTAGACACCAACTCTGTTACTACATCTTAGTAAGCATTTTGGGTACGACAGCGTATCTTTTTAGGTACGTTGTCATATCTTTATTAGTTTTTATTAATAATTTAAAGTATATTTACATTCCTAATAAAATAAAATTATGAGCGATTTAAGAAAACTTTTCGAGTCCTTTAACCCAAGCAATCCAGCTTCAAGAAGCCATACAATTCACATGGCAACGTGTTATGAAATGATAAATAACAATGATGACGAAGAGAATATCATTGACGTACAGCACGAAGAAATTGACGAAGATGAATATCCTTTAGGCATTTAGTTATGAGCAGAGACGAAAGAAATTTAAAACTTACAGTCTGGTCTGTTATGGGCATGATTTCCATCTTAATTGGATATCAGTTCTACAGACTTATAACTTGGCTACTTACACTTTAATCTGAATTGTAGTTGATTCAAGCAATCGCCTCCACGTTTTACGTGGGGGTTTTTGTGGTACAAAACCTAAACAAATGGCAATAAACAGACAACATTGGACAACCACCACTACAGACGAAGTAAAAGTAGACACACCATCTTATTACGATGGAGACAACAACTACACTGCCATAGAGGTAGTGACAAATTTTAACCTAAACTACAACTTAGGAACTGCGTGTACTTATATCTTAAGAGCATATAGTAAGCACGAGAGTCCTAACGAGGACATTCAAAAAGCTATAGATCACTTGCAGTTTGAATTAATCAAGTTAAAAACCAAATAAATGAAAAGAGACATATTTGATATTTATGCTAAAGCAATAGCTGAAAAATTTCACATTACTTTAGATGACTTATTTAAAAAAAACAGAAGTAGTCACTTAGTTGATGCAAGGCAGATGCTTTATTATTTGTGTATGGAGAGACCAATTAGAGTGTCTTACATAAAAAGATTCATGGAAGAGCATGGTCATACAGTGACTCACTCCAACATCGTTATGCAGTATAAGAAAGCTAAAAAGCTGATAGATAATGACTCAGACTTCAAAAACCTTATAAACGATATTTTAGATAAATAGTATGTATAGCCTCAAAGAAATATTAAGTCAAGCAGTTGGAACGACCAGAGTTGTTAAAATAAACAATGCACCTCCATTTAGTTATAATGTTATAAAGATGGGTGTTAAAATTCAAAAGTTTCCAACTCGTATTGAAATACTAAATTGTTCTAAAGGGGGTTCATATTATAAAGAGTGTAATGACGAAGAGTATTCTTTTTTTACTGAATACGGATGGGACATTGGTTGTGTAAAATTAGCAATACATAACTGCATTCATAAGTTAAGCCTTATAGAAAATAAAATTAAAACTGAAGTGAACACACGTAAAAACGATAAGCACATTCAGAACTTAAAAAACAAAAGAGAACTGGTTCTGTGTAAACACGCAGAACTTCAACTTAAATTAAAATCAATTATTAATTAAATTCAATTCAAATGAGTACAGACAAAAGTTATTTTGACAAGCTGATTGCGATAAACGTAAAGAGCAAAGTAGAAAAAAAGGGTAATCTTGATTACCTATCATGGGCTAATGCGTGGGCATACCTAAAATTAGAGCATTCAGATGCACAAAGAAATGTTTATGAGTCTCCAGAGACTGGACTAAACTGGTTCACTGATGGTGTTACTGGCTATGTTAAGGTTGGTATTGTAGTAAACAATATTGAGCATATTGATTACCTTCCAATTAAGGACTTTAGAAACAAATCAATTACTGTAGACAAACTCACATCAATGGATGTAAACACAGCTATCCAAAGAGCCACTGCCAAAGCGATTGCTATGCATGGATTAGGTTTAAGTTTATATGCAGGAGAAGATTTAGTAGAGACCTCTAACATAACAGCAAACCCACCTAAAGCAGAAAAGGTTAAAACTTTAATCACTTTAGATATCGGAGATACTAATTGGGTTAAAGT